TCTTTCATAAAGTCATTGATAACTTTGGCAACGTCATCAATCATTGCCATGTTAAGTTTTAGAAGTTTATCTTCATCTGTGCTTACACCAAGTGCGTGTAACCACTTTTCATCAAGAGCATTTTCACTGTCAATAAGAACAACAAAAATACCTTGCTCTTGCGCATTGCGAACAATATTACCACTCGCAATATAACTTTTTCCTGCTCCACTTTCGCCAGCAAGAACAGTTACTTTTCCTAGTGGAATGCCTCTTTCAAAACTTCCACTCAATAATTTATTAAGGGTATAATTGCCAGTGCTAACCCAAGTATCTGGGTCACGAAACCCAATACTCAACCCAGGAACGCTTTTGGTAATGCCCTTTCTAAACTTTGCTATATCAAAAGGTTTCGCCATTAATCATCACGCTCCATAGTTGCTGCTTCACTTACGAGTTCCAACAATTCATCTACGGTTTGACACATAATACGTGCGTTTCCATAATCTTCGTCTTCTTTTCTGCCAGAAATTTCTAGCATAAATCCATTATCATACATTTCAACACTGAAACGACCATCTACTTTTTTCAATTTTTCATTGATATTCATATTTTTCTCCAGAAATGTTTAGTAAGGGGAGACTATCCATCTCCCCTTTTATTTTTACTTGCGGTTACGAATTGCCGCTAGAATGTCCTGTGCACTTGGTTTATCACCGTCTGATGCAGCAGGTGCTGATACTGTTTCTGGTTCTTTCCAACCACTGTCATGCACTGTTTCTTGTGCAGCAGGAGCAGATTCCTCTACAGGCGCAGGTGCAGGAGTTGGTTTAGGTGGTGTAACACTACCACCATTGTTGGGTGCGCTGTTACTTGTATCGATTTGAACACCACCCGGACGATAGAAGTTACCCCAACGCTCTGGGTCATATAGTTCACCATCAACACTTGCTGCAAACATCTCGCCAATAACACGAAGTTCTTCTTCATTTGGTTGTTTTGGTAGGAAATCACCAAGATTGAACAAACCAAATTGGTCAATTGCCGCACGTTCTTCGCTTGTCAAACTACGCTCTTTACGTGCCCAGTTTGATGTCGAATAATCTGAATACTGACCTTTTGTAGTCTTGGTTAGACGGAAGTCTGTTCCTGCTTCATAATCAGTAGGAATCTCTTCAAAGTCTGTATCCATCAATGCTGCCTTAACAATGTTAAAAATACTTGGGTTGATGATAAAACGACGAATTGGATTTTCTGGTGCTTCTTCATCTAGAGCATTGTCTACGACAAATCCTTGGAATACATATGATTTCTTCTTCCAATATTTACGACCCATATCTTCAAGTGAAGGGTCTTTGAACCAAGGACGAACCTCGCTCAAAATCGGACATGATCCTACTGGACCCCACATTTCATTACAAGGAACTTGCACAGTTACCTTACGACTTTCTGGGTCATTTTTTACTCCGTTGAATTCAAGACGAATCATTTGACGTTCACGCCAAAAATAAGTGTTTGATGTGTCTCCATCAGGTAGGAAACGAATTACACTTGTTGAATTTTCTGGGATATTCCAAAATGGGTAGATTGCGTTATCGCCTCCACCAGAGGATGCATTTCCTCCACGATTTTCTGATGCTTGTAGTTTTGCTCTAATTTCTGCCAATGATGCCATAGTTTTTCTCCTTTATATGTGCCTATGTTTATTTGCCTAAGTTTTGCCTAAGTGTAGCAACTACTTATTGCTACCAATATATCGTGTTTTATTTATGCTGTCAAGAAAAAAGTTTATTGAAATCGTAATTTTCTAAAACTCTTTCAACTGCTTCTTCAACCGCAAGGTGAGCATCAATGCCAGCAGTGGATTTTAATTTCCAATGCTCTGCTGCTTTCTTTGCTGCCTCATATGAAGATTTCGCATGACATTCATACTTGCCTTTTTTAGCATGAACGCAAATATATGGTTTATCTTCACTTCCTTCACCCATAGTTGTTTTTAGTTTTGGTAACAAATCTACAAGTGCTTTTGCTGTTTTAGATAGCATTGCTTTATCATCAACATGATCAATCAAATCTGATGCTCTTGACAATAAAACTGACATATCATTTTCGCTACCGCCCATGACTGTAGCAAGATACTCCATTACAGCACCTAACTGTGCTTGCATTGGAGCATTCTTTACAGTATTGTTTACCATTGGATTTTCTGGATCATTAGATAAATCAACACCTTTTCTTAATTCAACGCTATCTGCTGCTGCAATAGCATTGATTAAACTTGTTAATGATTCTTGAGCAAAGTTATCACGCTCACGAATTGCTTGCATTTCTGATACTAGTTTGTTTACATATGGTAGTGCATCGTCTAGTGTTTCTTCAAAACGCTTTACTGTAAACATATCACGAAGTTCAGTCAAATCGGTTTCTTCTTCGATTGACTGCTCTTGTAATGATTCCAAATATGCTTCTTTCATTAAACTATAATTGCGTCCGCCTTTGGATTTGTGAAGTTTTTCACGAATTTCAGAAATACGATTATTAATAGCTTCTAGGATATCATCGGTTTCTTCATTTACTAGATTATTCTTTTCGCTGTATCTTTTGAACTCTTTTAACTTCTTTAATTCTCGACATTGCTCAATGATGTGACTTCCCCATTCATCATAAGGTGTTCCACCCTCTTTAACATGGCGTAACATAGCACGACCACCTGCTAGATTGTTACTAGGGAATCTGTAACGTTCACCATCTGAATTTTCGATATAAATTGATTGAATATTACGACTACGAGCACCACGACTTTCTTCGTCTACTTTGTTTTTGTGCTTGATAATTAATCTCGCGTTTTCCAATTTTTGATAACTGCTTTTTGTGCTGCCATATGGTGCGCTGATTGCTTCGTTAACTGTATTCATATCTCTCGCCTTCTGTGCTTCAAAATCAAAATCTTTTGGTTCAATATTCTTTGTAAATTGCTTTAATGTAAATTCAATAATGTTACTATTTGCCAGATCTTTAATTTGTTGTCTCAAAGACTTTATACTATCCATATCTGTTCCAGCACTGACGCTCATTTTTATTTCACGCTTGCTATCATTTTCATCAAAGTTTATCATGATGAATTGCTCTGGCAAATAAAAACGACGACCTTCTTCTGGGTCAACAGTATAGGAACCTTCAGCAGTAAACATTTCCACTGTGTATCCATGTCCTTTAAGAATTTTAAAAATCTTTTCAGATATACTTTCACTACTAATCATTGAATATACTCGCTTTTATTAATACTATTTATGCTTATTTAGAATATCATTGGCATTGGCGTTAGGTCTTCATCATCATCAAACGCATCTCTCAACTCATTATATGTTCCATCATCGTATTGCGCAATATATTGTGCTATACGAACAACCAACAATGCTGCCATAACAAGGTCATCGGTTTCACCTTCTTTCGCAGCATAACTTGCGCCACGGGCAATAAATGTTTTTGTTTCTCTTAAAAGTGTGTTACTTGCGATTTCCATCTTGTCGGTTTCAATCCAAGTTTTATACTTGCTACATGCTGATAGTTTTGATTTGTTTGTGGTTGTAAACCCTTTGCGATAACTTCTCACATTGCCAGCACGTTTGGGTTCACTAACAAACGTTCCTGGAATATTTTCTTCGCCCATTTCCTGTATGACAACAAGTGCTGCTTCACCAAGAGTATTGTTTTCTACACTCCAATATATCTCGGTTCCCTCACCACCTTCTTCTTGTATTTCACTCAACATACCTTTTAAAATTCTTATCTGTTCGGTGATAGGGGTTTTATTGTGCATCCATTCAGCAACTTGTCGCATACCAGGAAGTTCATATATTTGTATGGCAGCATTATCACCTCCTGTGCCCAAACTTGGGTCTAATCCTGCAATATAAGTTTTTCCTTTTTGGATATTTTTAAACCATCGAACCTGTCCTGTCTTGCGATAAACATCTCTTGGTTCCATTGCTGCCAGTTTCAAACTATCAATAAGAGTTTCATCAAATGCGATGAACTCGTTTAAGTGTTCACGTCTAAATCTTTCTTCACCGATTTTACCACGTTCTACACTTGCCCATTCTTCATCTCTATCTGGATGTGCTGTCCAATCTGCGCTATAAGCCTTAAAACCATTCTTCCCAACTTCTTGTTCATTTCCATATGCATCTACGGTTTTGTTTGCTTCTCTCCAAATCTGCGCAAATTGGTCATCGTCTTGGTTTGGTGTGCTTGTAATAATACACTTACCACCAGTTGATAGGGTTGGCGATAGTGAAGTCCAAAACTCACGGGCAATAGTTGGACGCACGAATGCAAATTCGTCCAAATATGCCATAGAGATAGACAAACCACGTCCTGTATTTTCTGTAGTCGCTTGAGCAATAATACGACTACCATTATCAAACTCCAAACTACCTTTGTTGTATGCTGTAACACCTGCGCGTATAAAATCTGGCATGAGTTCATACGCAAAACGTATACGTTGCATAATTTCTTGTGCGCCACTATACTTGTGTGCTGCAATTAGAATAGTTTGGTCAGGAACAAACATGCTATACCATAATATATATGCTGCTGCTGCTGTTGATTTCCCCATCTGACGACTAATAAGAGCAATACTATAACGATGGTTATGATACGCATCTAGTAATTCTCTTTGATAATCAAAAAGAACAAATTTCATTCTACCTTTGGTAGGATGTTGAATCCAACAGTATTCTTCAATAAAATATATTGGGTCTACAGCACATTTCATAAGTTCTTGTAACTCATGTGCTGTGTATTTTTCTTTTTTATAGGGTGTCTTTGTTAAGTTTGTATCTACTGACATATAATTACTTATCAAATAAAAGGGGAGACGATATTTCTATAATACCGCCTCCCAATTGTAAACCTTAAAGCCTGTTTCTTTAAGGGTATTCTAACTTTATAGTCCTGCCAAAGTTTTTAAAATGTTGATACTTTCATCAACTTCTGCTTCTTCTTTGTCTTTTGCTGCTTTTGTAATATCTTCTTCAGTATCGCCATCATCATCAATATCTGGGTGATCTGGCATTTTTGCTTCTTCTACTTTGGCTGCGTGTACTGCTTTACGCTGTGCATCGCTTTTGTACTTGCCTTCTTTGAATGCGGCATATGCTTCTGAAATATCTTCTACGGAATGGTCTGGATACACTTCTTCATCTACTTTTACATTTGCACCTGAAGCATCTAGATAACGGCGCAGACTTGTATCTACGGCAGCACCTAGTTCTCCATGTCCAGTTGTCATTTGCTCTGGTTCACCACTTACATGGTCACCACTGTTTGCCCATTCTTCAACAGTTTCTTCTTCCATGTCACCACCACAACCACAGTCGCTTGATGGTTTCATCATGTTTAATTGCTCTGGATCAATCATTACAACCAGTTTTCTCATAGTTTCTGAACTGTCGTGGTCTAGTGAATCTTCGCTATGAGGTTGTGCGTTGTTTGTCAATCCTGCTAGTTGTAATAAATCTTTAATATCCATTGTCTTATACCTTATACTCTTTGTTTAGTTCTGACTTTGGCAAATCTTTAATAAATTTCTCTACGAATTCATTTCCAAAATTTTCCGAGTGGTCTACTTTTTCGGCATCGCTATAATCAGCATCTGCTAGAACACTCTTGCCTTCTGTATCTTCTGCTTCGAACTCATCATCCCAAACTTCTTGTTCTTCTAACATACTGTGAACTCTAATAGAACCAATTCCAACACCTAGTTTACGTGAAATTTCTTCATGTAAAACTGCTGGACTTACTGGAAGTTTAGTAGTGAAATCAATCATATGAACTTCTGCTGGTCCTGTATCACCGAACCCACGTGGTGCTCGCTGCATGATTGATTTGCGAGGTGACTTTACACTCTCGACATTATATTTTGCTAGAAAAGTTTCTAGTTTATCCATTTGCTCATTGCTCATTTCTACGATGCTACGTAGTCTGAAATCATATGACTTTTCTGATTCTGCCAAATAATGTTTTAAACTCTTCATAATTGCAATCCTTCTTATAGTTATTTATCGTTTTCTTTCATTTTATTCATGATATCGTTAATCAAATCTGAACGGTCAAATACCGCACCCTCGCCCTCAATACCATCAAAATCATCTGTTTTTTCTTGCATTTTGGCAATTTGCATCTCTACCTTCTTTTCTTCTAGGTCAAGTTTGCGTTTTTTCATTTGCATATCAATCATTTTTAATTTTTTATCTAATTTTGATTGTTTTGCCGTGATAGCATTTGACATCATATTCTTGGCAACCTCGAAAACCCCTGCTGCGTGGCGGTCTTCTACATTGTTTCCCAAATCCATCAAATCTTTAAATGCTTCCATTGCTTGATTGGCATAATCATCCATATCTCTATCAAGTAGTTCCAAGTCTTTGACGGCAGGAAGTGCTTGGTCAATCTTATCTGCCGTCTCAAGTGTTTCTTGTAGTTTTGATAAGTCCAATCCTGTTTCTTCTGGAGTTACTTGTGGAACACTATCGTTGCTTTCATCTGACATATTAAAAATTTCTTCGATTTTTCGACTCATTTTTTTCTCTTTTTAGTTTTCTTTGGATTATTGAATAGTTCATTCTCAGTAATTACTCTAAATCCAACACCTTGATTTTCAGCAAATTTTTTTGCTGCTTGCCACTTTGCTTCATTAACAACTGCCTGTGCTTTTTGTGCTTGACTACGAGCATTTCCTAATATTTGACCAGCAGGTTTTATTTCAATGAATTCCGCATGACGCTTTCCAAACTTATCTTCATATACTATAAAGAAATCTGGTACATAGGTTGTCTTTTTATTCTTTATAGGGTTGAAATATGGTATACGATGTGATTCACTTGCCCATCCTACTACTCCAGGGTGTGTATCACAAAACCTCATGAATTTGAGTTCCCATCCACTACGATATCGTGGACTGTGTTTACCCAGATACTTTTCTGGGTTTTTCATTTCATATACGCCTTGTTGAAATTTTGCCATTATAATGGTATTTATTAAATTGGGTTTCCGCTTTCATCTACTAGCGGTTCGCCATCTTCTGTTGTACTTCCAGAATTGGATGGTGTTAGCAATCCTTGATTTGATAGTGTACGAAGAACTATAGGTTGACCATCAGAATTTAGTATATATTCACCATCTTTATCTACTGCGTAAACTATGTTGCCTTCTACTTTTTCGAATATTGCATAATCTCGTCTACTGCTTTCAGGACTTGAAATTTCACCATCTGCACGAATATTAACATGCTCTGGCATAAAAGAAACCTGCCACATAACTGGATTTGCAGTACTGTAATCTAAAGTATCATGGTTTACTGTGTTGATCATGCAATTCCAACAATCAATAGTTCTTGTATTTTCGCCAGTTGTTGTTCTTACATCGATTGTTTTGATTGTCACTTTATTAAAAAAGTATCTATCTCTGCCATTTCCAGTAGCACGCAATCCAAACGTTCTGTCAAATGTCTCAGAGGTTGTATCGTATTTTACAATACTATTACTATCAACTTGTAATCCATGCGCATAAAATTGCGCATATCTTTCTAATATAAATTGAAATTGGTTATCTCGTGTATCATAAAACGCAATCGTAAATCCACTAGGTTTTAATGAAGTAGGATAATGCCTTACCCTGTTGTACTGATTCATCGTCATTACACTAAAATC